TCTGGTTTCCAGAGTCTTTCATCTACATATGATTGTTTTTCTACTGGTGCAGATTCTTTTTCAACTGCAGCCAATATTTTGTCTAAAGAATTAGACTTTTTGAGTGTATCTAATGACATATATTTTCTCCGTATGCTATTATATGCTATTTTATCTTCACTTAATCATAATATAGTATTATTTATACAACTAGATTGAACTAAATTTACACCCTGGTTCAACCAGATGGCCAAACATTTGTCCATAACTAATTGTTTTCACATTGTCATATTCAGACCATTCTTCTATTTCAGACTTGTCATCTATGACTCTGTAAAACTTTATTTTAGGATAACTCTTAAAATTATCCGTGTGTTGCTCTATCCAATTTGTAGGACTAACATATTTACAATCACTTGATATATAACAATCAGTATCTTTGTAAACATTATTGACAAGACCTTCTCTTGTCATATCAAATCCTAGTAAAAAAACTTGTGTAATAAAAGATTTATTCTCTTCAATACCAACTCTTACTGCTGTAGGACCAGAACTCCAACCTCTAAATTCACCATCAAAGAATTCGTCTAAATCTTTTACTTTATCAAACTCATCAACCCATGTAATCCATAAGCCTGCATTACCTAATTTTTGTCTAACATCACCTTTTGGTAATCCTTTAAATGTTGATAAAACTTCTAATATTGTGTCTTTAAATCTTTCTGGGTCTATACCATGACAAACTAAAGAGGTACGATTACCTTTTTCATTTTGATGTAGAAACTTATCTACTGTATCTAAATCTAATTTTTTGAGTTGTTCATTTAACTGTTCCATACTTGATTGTTCTAATCCAGTATATTGTAACATCTCATAAAATTGTTCAGGTAGTATTTTCCATTGTCTAAAGTAACATTTATTTTCTTTACAATAACCAGATGAATATATCTCATGCATCATTGCCCAATCTGTTGATATTAATCCATCTGGTTTGAAATCTCTATAAAGTGCATTACACCCATAGATTTTACCATATTGTTTAAATTGTTTTAGTTCGATTCCATCTCTGGACTCACCATTACCTAAAACAAAAATATTACTTTTCGGTGTCTGAAGGTCTTCCATCATAATCAGTATACATATGTTTTTTCTTGAAGGCATGAATATTATCAACTTCATCTATGTCTTCAAGTTCATCTTCTAGGTCTTCTTCGTCAACTGATGCATCAGTATATTCTTTATTTCTTATTTCGACAATTTTATCAGAGTGACCTATACCAGCTAAAAAGTTAGTTAGTTTTTCAGCCAGTGCATCCATATCATGTTCTTCTATAACTGCTTCTATTTCAACTCTCTCTTCTTCACTCATTGTATCATCTTTAATTTCATTTGTTTTAATGAAAGTATATCTTTGTTCCATTTAGTTTCTCCTAAATCTTTTATTTCTATGGAAAGATTTTTCATTCATTTCTTTAAGTCTTACTCTTAAAGAGTCTAATTGTTTTTGTAAATATGCATTATCAGTTCCTAAAACTTTAACTTGTTTTTCAAGACCTTCTAGTTTTGAACGATAGAAATCTCTTTCTCTAATCAGAGATTCGTTTGTTGGTGTCATAATATACTCCATTTATAAGATTAATAAGAATCATTTTATAGTATGATTTGTCAAAAGTCAATAGTCCACCATAATTATTTAATCTTTTTTTATGTGATGGCCATATGACATTCTCTTGAATCTTTTTGTCCCAATCTTTATCAAATTCTAAAAGATTCATAAGAATTACCATTGTTTCAACACTTATTCTATTTGCTAAATAATTTCTTAACAATATAGGGTGTTGACCATTTTCTACTTTGAATAAACTGTTAAAATCATTTACTTGATTTACTAATATGTCCATATCTTGTTGAAAATTATATCTTAAACTTTCAACTCTTTTTCGCCATGACAAATAATTATCTTCATTAAAAGAACCAATGTAACCCTTTTCTTTTACTAAAAAATTAGATATAAAAAAGTCTTTTACTTGTTCTTTGTATTTTCTTGCTACTCTACCAAAAAAGAATTTATCTTTTCTTTTTAAATAACTTTTTTTTGTTACTGTTGTTTTACCACCATACTTATTAAAGTCATAATCAGAATTGAAATGTGCTTTAAGAGCCATGTATATCTTATATGCATCAAAAGCTTCCATAGTAATCATACTGGTAACTTACCCATTTTTGGTAAAAAGTTTAAATCTCTTGCGTTAGCTTCTATTTTATCTTTTAGTGGTTTTTGAATTAGATTTGTGATACTATCTGGTTCTAATTGATTTCTTGTACAATAGTCAAGAATAGCTTCCATGTGAGTAATCTTTTTTTCTTGAACTTGTTTTTCTATAAAAATTGAAAATGATTTAGGTGTCATAATATTAACTCATTATAAAAAAAGGGTGGGTTCAAACCTCAAGGGTATTATACCCCACCCAATTAATTAAAATTACTTCTCAGCGCAAGCGTAAGAATTAATTTCTAGACCTACTGAAATTTCAGTAATAGTTGGTTTTGACCAAGCCATAGTTATTCTCCTAACTAGTATGGAGTGCTGGTTGCCTTGGGCCGCAGACCACTCATGATTAAATGGTGAGTATTCTGTTACTAGGAACTCACCTAACCCTATCCGATTATGCTGCGAGAGCGTAATCTTGAGATGCAAAGTTATCGTTTGCGTTTATTTGTGTTGAACTATAAGGCGTTCACCCATATACTCCAATAGTCCTCTAATATCTGTCGACCCTACATTACCCCCTCATTCGGGTTGGTGGAGGTAGAGGGAATCGCACCCTCGTCCAGTCTATCGTCTTACTATCTTCAACGCATATTCTATATATCTATAATATGTAATTCTGTAAGTTATATGAACAAACTATTAATTATCATATTCCAGTCTTTATAGTATTATAATATAAATTTAACTCTTTGTCAAGTAGATGTAAATATTGATGTTTCTTTTTTACAAACTCTTGAACTGTACCGTCTTCGGTAACAACTAATATAACTATCTGTTCTATTTCTTGTAATGTTCTTTCTTGGTACATCTCTGCATATGCAGAGGCCTGTATATAATAATTTTCATTCCAATCATCTTCTCGTTCTTTTGTACTTGTTTTAAAATCAATCACAGATAAAACACCATCCCATTCTGCAATACAATCTACTCTGCCAGCAATTTTATAGTAATCGTGCCATAGTGTTTGCTCTTGACAATGCACTAATCCAATACATTCATCTAAATATGGTTTTAGTTGTGAGAACAAACAGTAAGATAAAAATCTACCTTTTTTCTTTTCTTGTACTTTTTCTAAATCATTATTTAAATAATCTTCACAAAAATGATGTACTTGAGTTCCTCTGGTTGCTGACTTTCTTGCAATATAATTTGCAACATCATCGCCAACTCTTTCTCGCCATTCGTGAAGACCTTTTTTATTTCTGTTCTTTAAAACTGTTGTGATAGAAGGATATAATTTACCCTCTGGTGTTTCATATAATCTGATACCATCTTTTGTTGTGGCTTTAATATCTGGAATATTTAAATCAGTTTTGTGTTTAAATTTATTTTTTTCTATATTCTTTTGGTACTTTACCATATCCAACCACTCTATCCCATTCTCTTTGTGTATAACCTTTTTTATCTACTGTCATTCTATTACAACTTCTTTTTCTGTATATGCTTTTTTCTTTTTATATTCCTCTGGAATAGGCATCCAAGTGATACCCATTTCTTCCCATTCTTTCTCTGTATATCCTCTTTCTTTATCAAGTATCAATGCCCAACCTTTTGTCCAACCTGGCGATTTCATATTCATACATTTAATCCTTTTGTATATACAGTTTTACCATTTATTTTACTCGCTGTCAATACCGATTTTCTATTATTTTCTTTTTTATATGATACATGAGTCCACCCAGAGTTAGGTTGGCCTGGTGTATAGAACTCTAATATCAGCTGGTCAAAGTCAAGGTTATCGTGAATATATCTTGATACCTCTTCAGTTGTCGCCTTCAAACATTCTATGTCAACTGCCTCACCTTTACAATGTTGTGACCTTGATGAACCACCTATCTTTGCATTTAGTTCTGGACTTCTATATCCAGATGTAATCAATGTTACACCAAACTTTTCTCTTACTGGTTGTACAACATTTTCAAATAGTTCTTTTGCATTTTCTAAATGTTCTTCACTCAATGAATTATCTATACCATGTCTTGATGCAGTTTGTGATTTAACATATTCTTTTACTGTAAAATTTTCTGATAACTTCATTACTTTATCTCCAAAAGTTTACGACCTTTATCTTTGTTTCTTTGCATATCTTCTAGATAAGATTTGTAACCCTCTTCCGTGTAACACTCTGCAACGACAACAACTGTTTCGTGTTTATCTTTGAAAATATAATCTATATCTGCTTTCGCTTGACTACAATGACCAAACGAAGTGTATGCTCTTAATTCATATGTCTTTGGAGGGAAAGAATTTTCATTATGCAGTATAGTGACTGCTAACACCATTAACCATTTCATTCTTCTAATCCTAACTTTGTTTTTTCTATGAGGTAAGAACGAACAAAACCAGAACGAACAATATCGCCTATTGTAAATTCTACTACTTCAAATTCTTTCATTTGTTCTAATATTCTCATAAAATCTTGTAATCCTTCTTTCTCTGACATTTTAGTTAAATCAGATTGAAAGAAATCACCACAAAATATAATTTTACTATCTTGACCAACTCTTGTAATAATCGTATCTAATTCATGAAAATTACAATTTTGAGATTCGTCAACAATCACAATTGCATTATCTAATGTTATACCACGAAGATAAGAAGTTGTCAAGAAGGTTATACTTTTTTGATTCTTTAATCTGTCATATAACATACTAAATGCATTATCGCTTGATTGTTCAAACATAAACTGTACCATGTTATGATATGGTACTTGATATAATGCAGACTTATCTTCTTCATCACCAGGTAAAAAACCAATATCTCTAGTTGGAACTACTGAACGAATTATGATTACATTTTCATATTTTGTTTTTGGGTCTAACACTTGCTCTAATGCAAGGTATAAAGATATAAATGTTTTACCTGTACCTGCAGCACCAAAGAGAAATAAATTTTTTTCATTTTTTCTCCAGGCTTCAAATACTACTTTTTGATTATCTGTTATTGGTTTAATTGATACTAAATCATCAATTTTAACATCTTGTTTTTTTGCCATATTAATCTCTTGGTTGTCTTAAATAACTAAAATGATTTCCTAAATTATCTGTTGCAGTAACATCACCTTCTTTGTTTGTTGCCAAACTAAAGTAAACATTTTCTGCAATGCCTATTGTTCCTTCATAACGAAAAGATGCATCATCAAAATGAATTTCAACTTTATCAATATATTCTGCAGGTATCTCTGTTCTAGTAAGTTGATTGAATTGTAATCCAGAATAATTAGGATGCCAGAATTGATATTTATTATATTCACCATTCTTTTTAACTAATTCAATAGAACCTAATGGTTTATCAGATTCAAACATACTAGGTGCAGAACAACCCCCAGCAGCTTTTATAAATTCTGTATTCATATATAAATTACCATATATGTCTTCTGCAACTACTCTTAAATAAGTATATGCATTTACTCTAATATTTGTTTCTACATATGCAGGTATATTATCAAATTCAAATGTAGCACAGCATGGTGTAGGATTTTCATCTATAATCAAAGTAAATTTAATTATTCCTGGTGAGTCAGTATAAATCTTAATTGGTACATTACCACCATTTATAGCACGATATGGTGACTCTATATGAATAAAATGACTATCACCAGTAATTTCTTTATCACCGAAAATAGACTCTTTTATCCATTCGTTCCAAGAGTAATGTGTTGCTGAAGATGCTGGTAGACAAACCAACATCAAAATTAATAAAAGTTTTTTCATACAATTATTTAGTTCTTTTTTTGTGTTTATTATAAGCTCTATTGGCCTTGATTTTTCTGATTGTTTTTTTACCGTATCTTTTTGCAAGAGGACTATTAGGGTGTTTGTCAGCGATTTTGTGAAAAACTTCTTGCATACCACTATCACCCATTTCAGATTTAGTTGTGCCACTTACAATATTCATTTGAGTAAATATAGATTGAATATGAGGATTATCTTTTAGATATTTTAATTTTTCTTCATATGACATTATTTCATCATACTCTTCACCTGTTTTATTATTTCTAAATTCGTATCTAGGCATCTAATTTTTTATTAATCTGTAATCTCAAGTCAAGAATTCTTTCTTCCATATAATGAACTGAAGTATGAACATAACCCATATCTTCTGGGCCGTTTTCTTTTATAAACTTTTTTGCAATCTTTACTTCATCTTGAAGCATCATAAGTCTATCAAGTTTACTTATCATTTTTTATCTCCCATAGTTCATCAGTTAATTCTTTTATTCTGACTTGTAAATTATGTACTTGTTTTTGTAATTGATATATTTCAAATTTGTATAGCTCATCTTTACTTAAATAATTCTTTTTAAGTTCTTCTCTATCTTTTTTAATATCTTGAGATTCAAGATATTTTAAATCACTATCTATTACATGGTCATTTATCATATCATAATATCCTTTTTTTGAAACCATAATGGAACACTCCTGTTTTTCCAAGTAGCGAATCTAACCTTTTCATTTATATAATATTTTTTATAGGCTGATATAACATTATTAGTCTTGCAATAATCTGGCATACATTGTGGTAATACTGTAAGACCAGAGTCTTTTATATTATTTGGTGCTTTTTGCAACCACTTCATCGGTTTAGATGAACCGTGAATCTTACCATATCTATATGTATATTCTTCTAAAACAGCTTTATATAGATTGAATAACTTCATATAGTTTGATTTAGTTTCCATAACCCATACTGTATCAGGATGCTTTGTATGTGCAGCTAGAAATATATTATTTTCTCTATCATCATCTAATCTCCACCTCTTAACATTTCTACCTGTTTTACTTTTACCTACATACATTTCACCATCAATTAAACGATGAGCAGTTGATAACATTTGTGCATATTCTGTTGGCATTTTGACAACATGCTTATCACAATGCATGATTGCACATTGTATTGGGTCTTCATGTAATTCAAAAATATTCATTTATAAAATATATGTCTTCCTACTTTGGCTGTCACTTCTTTACTGTTTGCCCATCTAGGGTGAACATAATCTGCATGATACCAAAGTGCACCACCAGTTATATCAATCATATTTTTATGGTCACCATTGACAAACTGTTCAGCCAATTCAAACAATTCTGAATAAGTTTTATCGTCTTTTGGTTCGTCTGAATAACCATCACAAAACCAACTGAACTGACATTTATTCTTAATAGGTTTAATAACACCTTTTTCTTTTAACCACCATTGTGATATCTTTGCTTGTTCTATGACCTCACAGATGGTGTTAGGATATTCTTCACTATCCACTCTATTATACACTACTTGAGTTGTTGCCACAACCCCTGCAATACCTTCACTTCTTGCTTCAAAATACATATTTTTTGCAAGACAAGTTATCTCATTATTTTTAGCAAATGGGTCTTCTACTGGTGTTGGTGAAACAACATTTGTTCTTATAACAAGTTTTTGATTATCTATCTCACTAGTGTCACGAAAGAAAATGTTATAGAATACATAACATAATCCTAGTAATATAAAAATTAAAACATATTGTCTATATTTTTCGTCTTTATCCATTGTACCTCTCTCTCTTTAGATGATTGCTAGAGAAACTAAAATAGTTCCCTAGCAATCCAGGATACACACTCTTATTGGCCATTCTTAAAGTTTTCAAACATTGCCAATAGTAAGAATGTGATTCCAACAGCTGAACAGATGGAAAGAGTTGTGAGAGAGGCATCACCATCAACAGCGCCAGCCGCCAGAATACTAAAAATCAAACCCAAAGTTGTATAAATCATAAACATAATATACCTCATAATATAAAATTAATAATTATAATAATAACACATTATAGCAATGTGTCAACCCCCTAAGCACTTTTTTTATAGTCTTTGTGAGTAGTATTCAAAAAATCTTCGTCCCAACTAAAAGCTTGTTGTACAACTTGTTTTGATAAGCCCTTGTATTTCTGATGTAATTTTTTATCTTTTGTAAGTATTAATACATCGGCTTCTTTTTCTTGTAAACCTTCTAACATTTGTATAAACATATTTTCACACTTATGTTGTGGTAATTTATCGTTACCACCTTTAACAAAATTATAAAGTAAACGAGCTTCGTTTTCTAATCTCGTGTGTTGTGTACCTGCAGGTGCATCATTTTTTTTAAATGGTACATCACCTTCAGGTAATCTCCAAACAATTTTTGGGTCAAAAGATGCTTTCATAACCATTCTTAAACCTGGGTTATCATACTTTCTTAAAACCTCAATTTTTTTTTCTTTAACTTTTGCATTATTGACCATAGTTAGTATTTCACTAATCAAAGGTCTTACTACATCAATTGCCATTAAAAATCTCCTAATCTTTCAGTTAGCTCTCTCAATCTGTGTTTCATAAAATATGGTAGAATTTTACTTCTAGTATTATCATATTTCTCATTCCAGCATTTATATATATTATTCTTAATCTCATCTGGTATGAGAGATAAATCTATTAACTTACTATTTCTTTGAAAGTTTCTCTTTAGTTCGTCATTCCAAGAATCAATCGGCCAAGTACCAACTTGTTTCCAATCTTCTATCTTTTTTTTACCTAATGGTCTTTGTCGTAAGCCATCTGTAAATGTATTGTCTGGTGAAAGTATATTTGGTATACCATCACCTCTATCACCTTTAAAAATGTGTTCTATTTTGTAATCATTAGGGTCTTTTCCATTCACATACTTTTTTAGAGTTGGTGAATATTGTTGTACATTATTATGAACTTGTAATTGTATGAAATCTTTATCACCAGATAATATTAATATTTTTTCAAATAATGTTGGTGTTTTAGATACACAATCTACAATGGTTGCTATGATATCATCAGCTTCTGCACCATCTACTTGTAAAACTTGATAAGGGAAAACTTCTTTTATTTCATCTCGAATGAGATTTAAAGTTTCAAATAATTCATTCCAATTCAGACTTGAATCTGTTCTATCTTTTTTTCTGTTTGATTTATAGTTAGGGAAATATTCTCTACGCCAATAATGTTTGTCATCATAACATAGAATTAATTCACCATAATCATTTGAGAATTTTGTTCTATATGACCTTATTGAATTTAGTACCAAATGTCTTACTAAATCAACACTTAAATCATTATGTTTTATCTGCATCATCAGATTACTAATTGTAACCTGATTCATATCAACTAATATCATTTTTTTATTTTTTTGTTTTATCCAGTAATTCTGGAATCAACTCCATATTAAACATTGTATTTGTTTTACCATTTTTTGTTTCAGTAATCATAAACTTATCAATCAAATCTTGCATGTCGTGTTTGATATCTAAATCTCTATATAATGCACTTTTAATACTTTCAATGATAAACGATAAGTCTTTTATAAAAGTTTGTTTACTTATTTGAATACCGTTATCACCTAAAGAGTGTACTAATTGTACGATGAGTGCTTCAGTAAGATTATCGGCAAAACTCATATCCTCAGCTAGTTTTACATAATCATAATTAGGTACTTTAATTTCTCTTCTAGATTTAAACTTCTTGCTGGGGAATTTTACTATATTGCTCATACTGATATTTATATCCAATAATTTACTAGACCTGTAATTGATATAATAAAACCAACTACATTTAATAATATAATAGAACCATCTTTCCAATAATATCCTACACTAACCCATACAATACTTCCTATGGTCATAAAGTATAGATTTAAAGGATAGACATTAAAAGATGTAAAACATAAGCCTATCAACAATAGGAAAGAACCAAACCATTTTAAACCTCTAACTTCTCTAACTTCTCTCTTTTTCTTATACATCTTCTCGTACTCGCAGCTATTTCTTTTCTTCTCTTTTCATTTCTTGTTTCAAAGAATTCTCTTTTTCTAATCTCATTAAAAAAGTTTTCTTTCTGTAATTTCTTTTTTAGTTTTCTAATTGCTTTATCGATGTTACCATTCTCAACCATAACAGCTGTACCTGGTAATCTTTTATTATCGTGTCTTTTCTTTTTAAAATTATTATATCTTCTAAATGCCACCATACACCTCTTCCATAGATTGATTAGTAACTTCTGCCTCGTATTGGTCTATACCAGTAAGAAATGCATTTATATCTGTTATTGATAGTTTTTTGATATCCGAAACATCTGCACACTTCATAACATATTCTTGTATATGCTTTGGGATATCTTCGTGTGTATTATAAAAATAAATCATATTCACCTATATTGTTAAGTTTTATATCGTCTAATTTCACTTGATAACATATCAGAATAATGTATTAACCAACTTTTAGATTGTTTATCTAAATTATAACTAGATTGGTCTGTACATTTATTTCTCATATATCGAATAATATTTTCGATACCTATGATAGCAAGTTCTTTATTAGTTTTGACTTCTTTTAAGTCATCTAATGGTAAAGTTATTCCAACTTTTTCTAAATTATCCATAATCATATCCTATCACAAAAATTATCTATTGTCAACACCATAAAAATTTGAATCACCCATTTGTAGTGTACACCACGCTTGAATCCAATCAAGATTGTTTAATGTACAAATTTCTTTGAATTGTTCTGAATAATCACCATCTGGCCATTGACCTGCCATCATAGCTTCTTCTTGTTCATATAAGTCTTTTAATTTTCTAAATATTTTATTTGATACTGGAATCATTTTATATACCTTTCTTTTACACTATCACCATGACTATCAATTATATCGACATAATCGCCGAAATAAAATAAAAATGTTGCAACTAAATTATCATAATCTTCAGACATCATTTCTTTGACAATCTTATTACCATTTTCGCCTAAATCTTTTGCCATTCTTTTGGCAGTTGCCATCAAGTTATAGGCGTTGCCCGCTGGGCCATCTATATTAATTGTTCTCGAATAATTCATAATTTACCTTTCTCATTATATTATTATTATACACTACTTTTAAACATATGTCAAGTCTTGATAGTTTGACCAAAAGTCATTCCACACATAATTTGCAATCCAATGTAAATCATCTTCACTCCAGATGTTTCCACATTTATCTTTTGCAATATCAAAGAATTCTTCAAACGCCTCACAACCTGAGATATCGTTTTCATTAACATTATCATAAAATCTTTCTAAAAGATTATTCATATGTTTATCATCTATATTTGCTATTGTCATAATATATCCTTTCTAAATTAAAATAATGATTCACCAGAACCATGTAAATGATTCTCAACTTTAGTTGTTCTTCTTAATTCACCATTAACAACTTTAAATGGTGCAGACTTAGCGTGACACTTTTCAGTTAACTGTTTAAACCCTTCAAGGTACTCTTGAAAAGAAGTTAACTCATCATGCAAGTCATAACTAGCACTACAATCTGTATCGTTATCTAAAGCATTTAATATTTCATACTTTGTTTTTAACTTTGATACAGTTTCGTGTATTTCTTTAAGTATTTCTTGTTTTTTGTTTCTATGTAAATAATTCATCAATTTTTTCCTTTCTTTCTTGACTTTATGTACTCATTGTACTATGCTATGAGAGCATTGTCAAGGGAAAAAACCAAAAAAAACCAAAATAATCGCAAAAAAGATGCTAGTTAAATCAATAACTTACGATAAAATGGGTAAAAAAAGATGCTAGTTAAATCAATGACTTACGATTTGGTATAATATTTACGATAATCGTTGTGATTACCATACCAATGTACTTCTGTAAGTATTTTGTCTTTGTTTGATGAAAGTATGTGATTTTCCCACCAATCTGGTTCTTTTACAGTACAATGTGCATTTTCACCATTTGGTAGTATTGTATGTGCTAATCTTGTACAGATTGCAAGATAAACGAACTTATCTGCTCGTTCAAATATTTGATTTAATGTTTTGGGTATTACTTTTTCTGGAATATGTTCTAATACATCTGTTGATATGACACCATCAAAAGTTCTATCTGGTAGTGTGTCGTGTTCTTTAAATCCAGGGTCATATAAAAATATATTCTCATCTTTTACATGAAATAATATATTACTACTTGATTGTTTGTATTGATTACCTTTACCACAACCGTAATCTAAAACTGTTGTTGAAACAGTTGATAAAACTAAATTAGCAATATTAGGTATTTCTTTATCTAAACTAACACCTTGATAGTTTCTACTATCTTCATGCATTTCTTTATATAAGTTAATATATTTGTTTTCAATCTTCATTATGTTTATGTAATATCATAAAGTATTCTGCATCAATCAATACCAAAGGTTTTTGATTATTTCTTTTTAAAACAACTATGGGTTCATAATGACCAGAGTTATCACATGCCTGGTTGTATGCCTCCCATAGATTTACTTTTTCTTGATTTTTACATTCAACAGAATATGGAAACTTTTTTCTTGCAGCTCTAGCCATAATTAAATCTTCACCACCAGCACCCATTGAACGACTTTCAATATCCTCTTCGTGTATATTTAATTTTTCTATGAGTTGTTCCCTAACCCATTTTTGTAATCTTCTACCTTTTGCTTTTTTACTACTAGTATTCATCATATTCTAAATCGTCCTCACTATCCTTTTCTATTTCATTATTACAAAATGGACAATATAATATTTCATAATATTCTTCATCCATATTATGTTTTATTGTAAATTCTGCTTCACATTTATTACAATATATTATTTTCTTTGGCATTATTGAATCTCACATGACCCAGCAGAACAAGCTAGTTCTTGAGAACCAATAGTCATATCTGTTTTTTCATAATCAGATAATTTACCCCAATTTACTTCAGTTGGCATTTTTTTTACCAATTCTGAATATTCTAATAAAGTACAATCTTGATAAGGTGCTTGTTTATATGTATGTTCACTATATGGTAAGAAACTTACTCCACTCATTAAGTCAAAGTTCTTATATACCCATGCACCTACTTCAATCCATTCTTCTTCTTTAACAGAAATAGTTACAGATGGTTTATGCTCACACCAATGTACTTGATATGTTTTCCAAAGTTCAAGTTGTTCAATTGCAGTCATATCTTGTCTAAATACTGCATCTGGACTACACTTTATCGGAAAAGAAAATACTGTTGTATCGTGTGGTTTCATAACATCATCTTCAGCTGGAAAACCCATATCTACCATCATCTTTGTAAGTGGGTCTTTTTTATCACCTCTTACAGTTCTAATATAATGTGGATTGTGTCTAGCATGAATACCACTTGCACTATCTACAAGTTGTGATACAGTGCCAGATGGTTTTACACAGGTAATCGCAGCAGCTTGTTTTATACCAATCTTATCTGCCCACTCTTTATTTGTTTCAACAGCCATCTTCTTTAAATTTTCTAATAAAACTTCAAGACCATTTATCTTACCTGCTGTCCATTTATTATCCATAATACCAGTAAGTGATACACCAAGTAATCTTTCTTCTTCACAATTCTTTTTCCACTCTTTACTAACATATTTAAAATTTACTAATGTTGATTGTATTGTACCAAGAATTGTTGCAAGTCTAACTTTTCTTAATAAACTATCTTCTGTATCTTCTGGTCTAACAACAACTTCAGATAAGTTACAGAATTCTCTACTTCGTAATATTATTTCTGAACATGGGTTAGTACCAAAATCGTATCCAACATCTCTTCTTTCGTTTTTCTCTGCAATCTTCTTTGCAGATTCTCTATTGAATATACCTCGTTCACCAGATTTAGAATCATAAAGTGCTTTCCATTCATCCATGAATATACCTACATCAGGTTTTTCAGTATAACATGCAGAATTATTTGCAAGTGCTCTTTGACCATTATCATTCCACCATTGACCAGACTTTGCAACTCTCATTCTATCATCTGATAAATTAGATAAACTAATCAGTGCACTTCGTCTAACACCACCAACAACAACAATCTCTGCTGTTTTACAAACAATATCGTGACATTCAATAGAACTTAATTTTCTTCCGTGTGCATTTTGAAATATTTCTTTTGTAAATTCAAATAATCTTTGTAGTGGTTCAGGACCAGATGCACGACCACCAAAAGTTTTTAAGGGTGCACCTGCAGGTCTTACTTTACTCAAATCCCATTTAGGTACTTGTCCATGATATAACATAGCAACTAATTCTTTAAATGCTTTTGCCCAACCTAACTTACTATCTTGTACTACTATTGTTGTATCACTCTGATAAAATTCTTCTGCAACAGTTGGTAGATTACCAACGAACTGTCTTTCTACACTAAAACCTACACCAGTTCCATTCATTAATACATATAGTATCTCGTCAAATGCTTGTGGTCTATCAACAGCAATATAACTACAATTATAACCAGCAATATTTTCTCTCTTCAGAGCCTCTCCAGCAGTCATTAAACAACGCATTGAAGGCATAACACCAAGTTTTAAAACTTCATTTTCTAATTCTTCTCTTACTTTTTTTTCTAATTTAAATTTATTAGTTTCTTTAAGGTGTTGTTCAAAAAA